TTGATACACATAACCATCATATCCTCCGTGAATAACAGTCTCTGTATCAGATATAAAATCAGAATCAGTGCTAGAAACTTTTAGTGCTTTAATATCTGCGTATTCAAAACCTAGTGAACCTGTATTAGGATTAGCTTTAATTACAGATAGTAAACCTCTTGCTCCATCTTCTGTTTGTGAAGTGCTAGTAGGAAAAAATATTCTATACTGTGATTTACTTCTAATAACAAGTGAATTAATATTATGTGTAGTAATTTCATTAATTCTTTTTTGTACTTGTTTAGATACTGTACCAAGTTCTGTATCATCAATTCTTTCTGTACCTGCAATAGTTCTTAAACCATCAGGTGCTAAAAATATTACATCACCACCAAGTTCTTGAATACTTCTACCATCTACACATCCTATATTTCTTGTAACTGGTGTTACTGCAAAGTTAGCAGAGGATGTTCCTGTTAGTTTAAATATTTTATCTTTACCAAATATAATTAAACTATTACGGAAAGTTCTAAGACCTACAATCTCTGTGTCAACTTTAATTGTTCCACCACCATTACCTGATTGAAAATCATTAGTTTGGTTTGGACCCATAAAACTAACCTCTTGTATATTACTAGAGTGTCCTGCAAAAAATATATGATTCTTAAATATTTCTACAAACTTAAAATTAGAAGTACCTGTAGCATTAACGACAGTAGTGCTAAAAGATGTATTTAATATTTGTGGGTTAGATGTGCCTGTAGTGATAACAATTTTATCTGTGCCATCAAAGTTAAATAATCTATGTTCATAATTTTGTGTAGGTGTTCCTAAACTTGTTATAGTAGATGTCCAACTACCATCTCCTGAACTACCTCTATGAATACTACCACCTCTACCTGCTAAAACTACATCATTAAAGATTGCACTAAATACAACTCTTTCAGATGAAGCAGAAACTTGTGGAACTATATTACTATTAAATTTTGTAGTACCTAATATTTTTTTGTAACCACCCTCAATGTCTGGTTCAAAGTTTTGTAGTTGTAGTGCCTCACCAGGAGACATAGAGAACACATCTTTATTTAAGATTAATCCTCCACCTAAACTAACAACTGAAGGTTGTACCTGTGCCATTCTATGTAAATGTTAAAACAGAAGTATTACTAGTTGTTCTAGATGTAGTATTTAAATTTACTCTAGTATCTTTCATATATTCAGTTCTGTTTAACATCTCCACTCTAATTCTTTCTACACCTTTTTCATATTCTGCATTTGCAATGTTTGCCATAGGTACATCATTTCTTAATTTATATAAATAATACTTTGCTCTATTTACTATGACATCTGTATATCTATCAGGTATATCTAATGTATCTGTAGCTGCAGATAAATCTGTATGTGTTTTAAAATATTCATACTCTACTGTGTATATATCTTCATCACATATTGGTGATACTCCAAAACTTGTGTGGTCTTGTGTTCTATAAACGAATATAGGCTTACCGTATTGTGAATCACTGTTTACTTCATCACTCATGTATCTACCTTGAATATATGCGTCATATGTAATTTGTTTTAAATTCATAGGAACTTCATCTGCAGATACTCGTATGTAATCAACTTGCATATTAGTTACAGTTGTAGGATTATTTATTGTTACAAATGTTGTCTGTGCAGTTGCAACAAAACTTGTAGATAATATTGCACCATTACCAAAATCTTTTACTGTTAAAGTCTCATTTAAATTTTGTGTTCCCTCTGCTACGGTTCCTACTTGAATCTTAAACGCTTGACCTGTTCCTACAGTATCAAATGCTCTAATAGATAATTTATATTTTTTATTTACTATAGTAGATATAGATTGTGTTACTGTTGCATTATTTAATTGTAGTCTACCATTACCTGTAGATACATATGTAGGAGTACCCTCTACAGTTGTCCAATTAGTTATGTTAGATGTAAACTCTCCATTAGTAATTAGTTCTGTAGGTCTTAATCTAAATGTATCAAAGTCTGCAAGTCTATAGTCTGCAGGAAATGTATATTCTTGTTGACCTGTATTTAAGACTTGTGTCCCATTTGTATGTAACCAAGGCCATTGTATTTCAGACATATACAATTCATTAATGGCTTTATTTACAAAATTTTTAGCAGACGTTTGTACACCTCTACTTGAAGTAAAGTTAGAACTTGTTAGTTCTACTTCATTCAATTCATTAAGTGCTAAGTTTGTTAATTCTAAATACGTCTTTGTTGTTGCAATTTTTTTAATTCCAATCTATTAGTAAATTCTGTAATTTGTTCTTGTGTTAAACATAACATTGCTGTGCTATTAATAGTTTCTACTGGAAACTGCCCCTCTATAGATTTTTTTAAATCTAACTCATACTCTAGTAAAAAGTTTTCACAGTTTTTTAAATCAGGAAAATTTACATACTGATATGTAAATATTCTTGGAAACATTTCTGTGTTAAGTATAATTACTAAAGCTATAAAAAATTTCATTATTAAGAGAGGGGACTTAGCCCCTCCCTATGTATTAGTATACTATTATGCAATAGATACTTTTTGTGTTTCTGAATCACCTTCACCATCAAAGTCAGCAAGTACACAGAATACACGGACTTTACAGTCCACTGCACCTGTTGCAATTGTTAAGTCGATAGTGTCAGCAGCAGTATATACACCATAACCGACAGATGTTGTTCCCATTGCACTAGTACCTGCTCTTTCTCTGGTTACTTCTATACCTGCAGTTGCTGTTGAAGCTGAAACGTATCTATCTACGTCTGCTCCATCACCAAGTGCTAATGTTCCAGAGTTACCTGCACCGTCAGCGGTTAGGACATCTAGACCTGCATACAAACATAAAGTGTTTGCAGGGACTTCGATTACTTGTACAACATCACCTGATGCGTTAGTGAAAGAAGAAAAGTCCACAACTTGTGTGACCATTCTTACAGGCTTACCCACTGGTAGACTAGCGGATGTAGATGCATTACCTGTTACTGTTAAAGTTGCCATTTAATTATCCTCCTATTAGTCTATTAAGATGTGTGAAAGAACTAAAGCGTTATCTCTTAACACTTTTCTTCCGAACACATGTAAACCTCTAACTACATCTGAGAAAGATTCAGGGTGTCTAATTACCTCAATCTTTGCAATGTGATTAGCTGTTGCTGTAGATGACATATGACCACCTAATACTTTAAAGAAGTTCGAGGTTGAACTTGCTGCAAAGTTGTTTGTCATATATACATCCATGTTCATGATTTTACCGTCAATCACTTTACCATTTCTTAATGGTGCAGCGTTACCAGTTGTATCACTCATTAGTTTACTATTAGCTTGACCTAACTGTTCTACAAATTCAGGACCTGCTAAGAACCATCTGTTCTCTTCAGGCACATCAGCCGCATTAAGCAGTCTGTTGTGTTTTGAAATTGTATCAACTGGGTCGACTTCGGATGAACCGAAACCTACGTCTTGGTCTTGCCCGGAACCTGAATCGGCTCCTAGTAAGTGGTCAGGGCTAGATGAACTAACTCCTGCTACCATAGCTGCAATTACGTTTTGGTCGTAAGCATTCTTTAGTGAATAAGCACCAGAAGAAGTTGCAATCGCTTCAAAATTGACGTGTGAGTGTCTCTCCTCAATGTCATCAACTTTAAATGCGAAAGAGTTTGCTTGGTCCACAACAAGTTGGATTTGGTCATCAACGATATCTTGTGTGTCAACGACTGCTCCTCTTGAGTACGCACTTACAGTAATAGTAGGTTCTTTTATGATGTTTACTGTGTCACCAAAGTTTTCGATTTCACCTGCGTAGTCAGTGTTTGTAATTGCCTCAACTACAGATGCTGTACGAAAAAACTTCTGGACTTTCTGGGAAAATATAATCGGACTAAAGTTTCCATTAGGTAGATTATTATTACCAGATACTTTTGAAAAAGCCATCTTTTTTCTCCTATATTATTGTTATTAAAATTGATATGAGTTAGTTAGTTATTGGATTCGACCTTCTCTATTTGCCTTATCAATTTCATCCTCAAACTTAGAATATGCATCTGGCTTCATTTTTTGTATCTCAGACCATTTCCATACTTTCTTATCAGTTGGTGTATCAGATGGTTTAGTTTTAGAAACTGCTTTCGCTGCTTC